CCGCTGCATCGCCCGCACCGACCAGGACGTCATCATCGACGGACGGCTCGAACTCATCCGCCGGCCGGACGGCACCGCCACCCTCCGCTTCCAAGGCATCGGAAACGACATCATCGACCATGATCCGAACACATGTTTCAACAGCATGAGCGACGGCATAAGAAGCCTCGCCATCTACGGAAAGGAATGAAATGCACACCGTCAGAATCGCCACCAACCCACGCAAATGGCGCAGACCCGCACCCTGCCCGGCATGCCGCCAGTCACAGCCGCTCATCCTGACCCTCGGCGCCATCTACAAACTCCGCACACGCAAACCGGTCAACACTATCTACGGCTGCATCTGCCCCAACTGCCGGCACAAATGCATCCTCCACGTCGACGGCAGAAGCCTCAACAAAGCCATCCGCCTCTGGAACCACCACGCCAGCCACCATCAAAGGAACGAACAATGAGAAACACCATCTGCGCCGCCCTCACCACCATCACCCTCGCCCTCTGCACGGCGCTCGCCGGATGCGGCGGCATGGCCAAAGCATCCACGCCGGCGCATGCGGTCAAACCCATCGACTCGCAATGCACCGACGGAGGCACCACCCACGGCTTCTACGAATGCGTCATCACATTGCAGGACACGCGAAAAGTGGACTGTGTCGTCTACGCATGGGAGAAGCAAGGCGGCATGTCCTGCGACTGGGATCACGTGAGCGGCGCGGACAAGGAACCACAGTGAAAATCTGGTCGCAATGCGGCGCCGTATGCATCGCTCCGGAAGACGACGAGGAACGGCAGGCGTGCGAAATCGCCGTCAACGCCCTGCTCAGATGGTCGGCGGAACACGACAAGGAAAAGGAACAGCAATGAGAAACAGCGACGCAGACATCGCCATCAATACACTCAACAAACTCATCGCCCAGGAATACGAGGCGGCGAGCGCGGGGATGCGTTATGGCAATCGACCTCTTGAGGAAAGCGCGTCGATTCGATACCACGCCTATCTCAATGCCAGGGACAAGATTCGGGAGGCGCTCGCCGATGCCATGGATGAGCGGGACGCGCTGAACCCGTTTCTGCCTCAGCGTGATGAGTTGGTCACGCAGGATATGCACACGTGCGATCTGTGTGGCAGGCGGGTGTCCAGTCCGGTCTATGCCGTGCATCTTGCCTATATGGATCAGGCGAAGACCGCTTCGGAGGTGTGTGCCGGCTGCATGTGGCGGATGAAGTTCCAGCCGGTGAGGGCCATTTCGTTGGACATGTACCGGCTGTTCGAAAGGTGGCTGGACGAGCAGAAGGAGACGGAGCAGTGAGTTGGAAATTTAAGGTAGTGCCGCTCACATACACGACCGACAGGGACGCATGGACGCTCACGCTGAACAACGCCGGAACGCTCGAAAGCCTGCTTTCCGAGGGGTGGAGTGTGGTGCGGACCGACGTGCTGCCTGGACTCAATGGGAAAGGCGAGTACAAGGTACCGCCGAACACATGCTTCGAACCGTCACTGCCGCCGACGCTCGTCTACATCCTCGGTAAGGAGGCGGAATGATGCACGGCATCAGTCGTAACAAACGGCGCTCGCCGCATGCATGCCGTAGCGCGGTCGGGATATTCATCTGCGCGAGCAACGGCATAGGTCCGGCGCAATACGAGGACAGCCTGCGCAGGATAGAGCATTGCGTCATCTGCGGCAGGTGGTGGAAGCTATACGCCGCGTCCTCACATCTGACCATCTGGACCGAACTGCCCGAATGGGTGGTGTGGCTGCTGCGACACAAGACCTGGAAGACCATGCACAATCAAAAGAGGAAGGAAACGAAATGAGTGAGGAAACACTAGACCCGCCACTGCCGCCGATCGACGCGCGCACCGAAGCCGTAGCCGAACGTCTGTTCGGGTTCAAATGGGCGCTCCGCAAGGACTCCACCGAAATCATCCATGAGGAATGGCGGACCGCATCCAAATGGATCCGCGACGGATACCTGCGCCAAGCCATCGAAGTGCTCGCCGCCGCCGACCAAGCGGAACCCGCGAGCGCCGACGGATCCGATTATAAGGAGCGGATGCGCGTCGAATACCGTGAATTGACCGTCCGCGCCGGCAGGCTCAGGGACATGCTGCAGCGGTATGCGGATGGCACGCTCGACTTCGAGCCTACCTGCCCGATCACTCTGTTGAGCAGGCAGCTCGACGTCATGGACGCATACGCCAATCTGCTCCGCCATAGAGCCAAGATCGAACACGTCAACCTCGAAAAACAGGACTCCGCCACCGAATAAACAAAGAACCCGACCTTCCGGCCGGGCTCTGGCATTACCACAAACCAGACTACCACGCCGGAGGGAATCGAACAAATGTACGAACCAACCAACGAATCCCAACCAACCACCACCAACACCACAACAAACACCAGCCAAACAACACCAGCGCTCGCCGGTGTGTGCCTCGTCTGCGGCGGAGGATGCGCTGTCGGCGACACCATGTGCGCGAGATGCGATGGGCTGATGCGCGGCTGGCTGCGGGAATATCCAGCATGGTTGGATTCGCTGCATGAGTTCCTGGACTCGACCGCGCACTACGGAGGCCGCCAGCCTGGACACGTCAACCTTCCAGCCGCACCGACGCCAATCCGATTGCCGGTGCTCGACCACATGCAGGAGATCGGGGACATGGCGGTCGCATTGTGGCGCAGACTGTACGCGCCATCGGCGATGCCATGGGCGAACGGCCGGATCCACCCGTCCCTGCTGGAATGTTTGAGCGTCTGCGCCGCATGTCCACGGTTGAACCGGCTTCCGGACATCGACATCATCTGGCACGACTGGGAATCCTTGGCGCGCAAGACCTTGTCCATCATCGACGTGCCGCCTTCCAAGCACGGCATCGGAAGATGCCCGAACCCATTGTGCGGTGTCGAACTGTCGGCGCCCATCGACGCGGTCGAGGTCACCTGCCCCGTATGCGGCGGCACTTACCGCGTGGTGGACGTGCGGCTCGGCTTCCTGAAGGAGTGCATCGCATCCGGCAAAGCGTTCACGGCAGAGGAATGCGCCGGACTCCTGCGCGAATGCGGGTTCCAATGCAGCGTGAACACGATCTACTCGTGGCGCAGTCGCGGCAGGATCCAACCGGCCGGCAGGAACGGGAAGGGACAGCCGCTCTACCGTCTCGCCGACGTGCACGGGCAGCTTTCCCGACGCGACTCGATTTGACGTTTCTCGAAGTGCAAGGCATAATTGTCAGTGGATTAGAGGGTTCAAACCGAGGTGACTTGGTTTGAACCCTTTTCATATCCGCCATGGATTCTCCTAACTCCCTGGGTTGCAGTCCCGTCCTGTCCGAACGGCATATCGGACACGCTCCGCCCACTCCCGTCAGAGTGGGCATACCCCAATGTGGCAGGCAAGCCAATCCCGTGCTTCCGTGATGTGGTGATGCTCAAATCCGCCTGCCGGTATGCCTTAGTAGGAATCAGTGGTAGATCTTCCCGGCCGCGAGTCTTTATTGGATTCTCTTCCTTGTGGCCGCGTGTGGACGCTGGTTCAAATCCTGCCGGAGGCACCAATAACCTCTCAGCAAAGGAGCGACGATGGAAGAAGCACTCCAAGAGATCGCACACCAGCTCACACGCATTGCCGACCAAGGAGAACAGGCGGGCATGCAAATCAGCAGGGGGGATGCCTTGGAAGCGTGGGGCCTGCGAATCTACGAGGAGGACTTCCTCTCAGCGCTCCAATGTCTCGGAATCGAAGTCACAGACTGATATCGAATCGATGACGAATGACATCACATAAGCCAAACGTTCGCAGACAAAACGGATCGCGACGGAATCAGCTCGTTTCCAGACACAAAGCAGCGGTCAAAAGCGGAAGAACCTGCGGAATCTGCGGAAAGCCAATCGACCTGCGACTCAAATATCCAGATCCTTGGAGCTTCGTCGTGGATGAGATCATCCCAATCGCAAGAGGTGGAAATCCATATTCCTGGACAAACACCGAACCGACACATCGATGGTGCAACACCGTCAAAGGCACGCATACACTCGAATGGGCACAACGTGAAGTGCGACGACTCATGGCCGGTCAGCTGGGGCAGCAATCAAAACCACCCACCGGCGTGCCGTTTCGGAAAATCGACATCTAGGGGCGGTATCCCCTCCCGGTCCGGAAAACACGTCCCCCGCCGCATAGGGCCGATATCTCCCCGGAAGCTTAAAACGTGACGGTTTGTAAAACGTAACGGGAGGTGAAGCGTCGTGAAATGCCTTATTTGCGGAAAGGAATTCAGGCCGTCAGGGCGCGGGAAACCGGCTAAATACTGTTCTGGCGCATGCCGGGTGAAAGCGTACCGGGCAAGGAAGAAAGATGGCGAGTCCTTGCCGAAACCAGCAAAACCAAGAACAAAACGAAAGGCAAAGACGCCAGCTACTGCGGAACGGGAACATCCGGCAGGCATCGACCGTCACAGTTTCGAACGCATGATGGATGGATCCCATGAGGACACACTTCGTGAAATCGTCGGCAGGCTGCGCGAAGCGCTTCATGATTCATCGACTCCGGCCAGCGCGCTGCCGGCGATCAGCAGCAAGCTCGCCGAATTCGACGAACGGATGCGTATGGCCGAGGAATCCGGCAGCCTGTTCGACGTGAACGACGACGTGACGGAGGTGGCGGAGGATGTCGGAGCGTCGATTGTCTGAAATCGCCCAGCGGCTCGTGCAGCCGGAAGACGTCACGTCAAGCGACTTCAAACTTATCAACGGTGCGGCGGTCAAGGCCGGGATTCATTACGACCTCTGGCAGAAAGGTTTTCTCTACCTTCTGTTCGCAAAACGCTCCGACGGCAAGTACGCATGCGGATCCGGAGGAGCGGTCCTGTCCAGCTGCAGACAGATCGGCAAGACGTTCACCGTCGGAACCGCGATATTCATCCTGTGCGCCGGACGCGCAGGGACTCTGGTCATCTGGACCGCGCACCATACGCGCACCTCCGATGAGACGTTCGCCGATATGTGCGACCTGACCCGCAATCCGAAGCTTTCCAAATACGTGCAGTCCGTGCGCCGCGCAAACGGGCAGCAGGAGATCCGTTTCACCAATGGAAGCCGCATCATGTTCGGCGCTCGAGAGAACGGTTTCGGCCGAGGTCTGCACTCCGCCGACATCGAAGTGTTCGACGAGGCTCAGATTCTTACCATCAAGGCGTTGGACAACCTGATTCCAATCGTGAACACAAGTCCGAATCCGCTGATTGTGTTCATGGGCAATCCACCGAAGCCGGGCGATCAATGCGAGGCCTTCGAGGAGAAACGTTCGACCGCGTTGTCTGGCAAGTCGGATGACATGCTTTACGTCGAGCTCGGTGCAGACCGCGATTGCGACCTGGATGACAGGACCGCGTGGGCGAAAGCGAATCCGTCATATCCAAAACGCACCAGCGAGGAAGCAATCCTGCGCATGCGCAACCTCCTTGCAGAAGACTCGTTCCGACGTGAAGCGCTCGGCATCTGGGACGAACAGACAGCCACCGAGGTCATTGGTGAGGATGCATGGCATGCTACCGAGGTGGCCGACCCACAAACGGATGGCCTGCTCTCGTTCGGCGTGGACATGCCACCGGATAGAAGTGCATTGGCCATCGGACTTGCGTTCAAGCACGACGATGGCACTGCATTCATCTCCCTACAGGAATACCGTTCCACTCGAACCGACGGAGTCCAATGGGCCGTCGACTGGCTGGCGGAACGCTGGCACAAGACCGCGGCCGTAGTCATCGACGCGCAATCGCCGGCCATGAGCATCGTGCCCGACCTGCAGAAACGGCATGTGCGTGTGACAGTTACCGACACACGCCAATTAGGACAGGCCACAGGCCGCGTGCTCGACATGATTCGAGACAAGTCCCTCACCCATCTGAGTGATAAGGACCAGCCACAGCTGGCTGCCGCCGTGAAGGGCGTCACATTGCGCGACATCGGCTCCAACGGAGCGGTCGCATGGAACAAGAAAGGCTCCGACGTGGAAATAAGTCCACTGCAGGCCACGACTCTGGCATTGCACGGGGCATTCACCACGAAACGCAAGCCAGGCAGGAAACAACGATTAAGGAGGCTCGCATGACATCGCTGCTCGCTCCGGTCACCGATTTCAGCGACCTCGGCGTAATCTTCAATCCACCGACCGATATCAAAGGGCTTGACCCGGCGTTGCACGACACTTTATCGAATCTCGTCACCGTGTGGAACCGTAAGCGCGCGCGCAATTCACTGCGCTCCCGGTATGCTGATGGAAAACATCGGCTCCGCGACATCGGCTTCTCCATCCCCCCGAGCATGCGGAATCTCGAGGAGGTGGTCGGCTGGCCAGCGAAAGCAGTCAACGCACACGCCGAGCGCTGCATGTTCGATGGCTTTGTCAGTCCGAACAGCAGCGACGATTCCTTCGACCTGAATCCAATTCTCTCCGCTAACCGCTGGGACATCGAGCTGCCGATGGCGATCAGCAGCAGCATGATCCACTCATGCGTATTCATGGCCGTGTCGGAGGGCGACGAGTCGGCGGGCGAACCGCCAGTGCTCACCATCCCGCACAGCGCGCAATGGTCGAGCGCCCTGTGGAATTTCCGTACGCGCAGTCTCAAGGCGGCGCTCACCATCGATGACATCGACGATTACGCGCGTCCTACGCGATTCCGCCTATGGACGCCTTTCCAAGCCATCACCTGCCAGCTTGGGCGTGAATGGTACGTGGACGATGTGTGGCCGCATGGTCTTGGCCGTGTGCCTGTGGAGGTGCTGTCTTATAGGCCGACCATCGACAGGCCTTTCGGCAGGTCGATCATCAACCGCGCGGTCATGAGCATCACCGATGACGCGGTGCGCACCGTCCTGCGCAGCGAGGTCAGCGCCGAATTCTACTCGGCACCGCAATGGCTCCTACTCGGCGCCGACCCCGATTCATTCAAGGACGATGATGGCAATCCGATTCCAGTCTGGGAATTCGTCATCGGACGATTGAACATGATTGGTAAGGACGAGGATGGCGACGTGCCGAAGCTTGAGCAGATCACCCAGCAGTCCGTGCAGCCGCATATCGACCAGATGCGAGAGCTTGCCTGCAGATTCGCCGGGGAGACGAATGTGCCGGTCAGCTCGCTCGGCATCATCCAGGACAATCCATCGAGCGCAGAGGCGATGCATGCTGCGGAGAAGGATCTGGTCATCGACTGCTCGGCAGCGAACCGCGTGTATGGTGCTTCGCTTCGTCGTATCGCGCAGGACATCATCATGCTTCGCGACCGTACGACCGAAGTGACCGACGAGATGGCGGGCATCACCGCACGATGGCGCAATCCGTCGCTGCCTAGCGTCATCGACGCCGGAGACGCGATGGTCAAACTCGTGGGGGCCTTCCCTTGGCTTGCCGACACGACCGTCGCATTGGAGGAAGTCGGCTTCACTGACGAGCAAATCACCAGACTCCTATCGGAAAAGCGCCGAGCCGAAGCGAAAAGCGCATTGAACGCGCTCGCCGGGATGAACGGAGGCGGGAATGACAAACCGGACTCCGAGCCGCAAGGAAATCAATCTTCTGACCAAATCGCAGAAGACGGCGGTGAGCCTCGCACAACGGGAGATGGGCCAAGCGTGGCAACAGCTGCAGGGAATGGAACCGGCACAGCAGCGTGACATGCTGCTGGAACTCGTTCCCGCCATCATTGACAAATATGGGAGCATCAGTTCGACCGCAGCAGCCGACTGGTACAAGCAAATGCGGTCGAAATGGTTCGACGACAAATACGAGCCGATACTCGCCGACCCTATACATGACGATTTGACCGACATGATTCGGGCGAAGGCAAGCATGCTGTTCAAAGGCAACGAGCGATATGATCCGAACGCCTATCTCTCGTACCTGAATCGGCTTATCGCGGTCGGAGTGCGTAACGGCGGTCGCAGTACCGTCAGGTCGGCAGCCAAGCTTGACAAGTATGGGCCCCGGTTCGCACGCGTTCCTTCCGGACTTCATACCTGCGCGTTCTGTGCCATGCTCGCCGGACGCGGCTTCGTCTATGCAAGCGCCGAAAAGGCCGGAGGCTTGTTCAACAAGTACCATGCGGCATGCGACTGCGAGATTGTCCCATCATGGGATGAAAAACCGCGTGTGGAGGGCTATCGTCCCGACGAATTGTACGACGACTATCTCAAAGCGAGGGATGAGGCCGGAAGCGATTCGGTGGACGATATCCTTCGCGCGATGCGACAGCATAAGGGCAAATACGCGGATGGAATCCGTCCGGGAACCGCCATCCCTGATGGTTGGAAGCAGCCTCATGCGCAGAACGAGGAACGACTGCTTTCAATGCGAGGACTCGCTGGCGTCACCGATCGCGAATGGTACATGCGTCAGGAAAAGGTTGGAGTTCCGCACTCCACCGATATGTTATATCCGCAGGAAATCGTGTTCCTTGAACGATTCCAGAATCTTGGGAACCATGTCGAATGGATACCAAGAGACATAGAAAAAAGGACAGCGACAAATGATTTCCGTTGGATCGAAACAAACGAGCTTTGCGAATTGAAGTCCTTGGCAAAAGCTGATTTTGGCAAAATCGCCGATCGTATCACCAAAGCCGTTCGAAGCGCTAAAGAGAATCACGATGTCGTCAAGGACTGTTTCGTGATAGATCTTGGCCAATCGAAACGTAAAGACAAGCTTGTTCACCAGTTAGAGAAGTACAACGATCGTGAGTGGAAAATCCGCAGACTTTTCATTCTCGACGGTGAAGGTTTATTGGAAATCAAATTGAAATGAAACAACCGGGAGCACGCCTCCGCTCATTGCGTTTTATTTCAACGCCGCAGAGGACCCCCGGTCTTCATATATTTTAGCACATTCTTGGCAGGTTGGCCCAGTGGCGACGGCAGTGGCCTGTAAATCCACGACATTGAAACAACGCGGGTTCGAGTCCCGCACCTGCCACTATCCCATTTTTTGGGCGGTCACTGGCTCCGTCATGCCTGGTCAAAAGGCCACGATGGCCTCAAACATTCGGAGAAAACACAAGGAGCGTTTCATCATGCCGAAATCCCTCATCATGCGTCTTCGTCACATCATGATGGTCGCGCCACCGGCCGAACCCGGCGGTGACGGACAGCAGCAGGGTGGCGAGCCGCCGGCAGGAGAGAAGACCTTCTCCCAGAGCGATGTCAACCGCATCGTCGAGGACCGTCTGCGCCGCGAACAGGCCAAGTATGCCGATTACGACGATTTGAAATCCAAGGCCGCGAAATTCGATGAGCAGGAGGAAGCGAACAAGAGCGAACTGCAGAAGGCCACCGAAGCCAACCGCAAGCTCGAATCACAGCTGGCGGAGCAGAAGCACGCCGGCCTTGTCGCCAACGCCTGCCTCAAGCACGGCATCCCCGCCGAATTCGCCGACCTCGTGACCGGCGATGACGAGGAAAGCATCGACAAGACAGCCGAGAAGGTCGCCAAGCTCGTCAGCACACAGGGGAAGCCGCCGGCATCCGGCAATGGCAGGCATCCGCTCGACGGCGAGGGAAACCAGCCGGGCGGGCAGGGAAGCATGAGCATCAGGGAGCAGATCGCAGCCGCCGAAAAGAAAGGCGACTATCAGACCTCCATGACGCTCAAAAGCATCATGCTCGGCACGAAGCGCCAGTAACCACCAATCTGGAAGGAAGACATCATGCCTGGAATCACAGGACAGGGCAACACCTACAATCTGCCCAATTACGTCGGCGAGCTTTTCGCCGCAAGCCGCGAGGACACGCCGCTACTCTCCGCCATCGGCGGACTCACCGGCGGCATCGACACCACGTCCACTCTTTTCGAATGGCAGGGCTACGACCTGCGCGACCCAGACGCCAACCGCCAGCGCCTCGAGGGCGCCGACGCGCCGAAGGGCGAGGAACGCACCCGCTTCCACGCCAACAACGTGGTCGAGATCCACCAGGAGGCCGTCGAGGTCTCCTACACGCGGCAGGGTGCGACCGGACAGCGCAACACCGACAACATGCCGGTAGTACAGGTCGGCGGCACCGCCATCCCCGCTGACGAGCTGAGCTGGCAGATCCAGCAGCAACTCAAGCAGATCGCACGCGACGTGGAAGCCTCCTTCATCTCCGGCCATTACAACAATCCGACCGACAACCAGAGCGCGCGGAGCACCCGCGGCCTCCTCGAAGCCATCACCACCAACGTGATGAGCACCGAGCACACCGCCGCCCAGCTGACAGCGGACGACGTGCTCGACCTCGCGCAGATGGCCTGGGACAATGGCGGCATCCGCGAATCCGAGACGCGCACCATCGTGGTCAACTCCACTCTCAAGCGCGCACTGACCCGCTGCTTCGTCACCGACGCGAAGTATCAGGAGCAGACCCGCAACGTCGGCGGCGTGAACCTGCAGACCATCGAGACCGACTTCGGCCTCTTCAACATCATGCTCGACCCGTACATGCCGAAGGACCAGCTGCTCGTCCTGTCCCTCGAACAGCTCGCCCCGCGCTTCCTCGAAATCCCCGGCAAGGGTCATTTCTTCGCCGAGCCGCTCGCCAAGACCGGCGCAAGCGACAAGGTGCAGCTGTACGGCGAGATCGGCTTGCAGTACGGCGACCAGAAGGCCCACGCGCTCCTGACCGTCGCCGGTGGCTCCGCATCCAACACCGTGAAGGTCGCCGGCGTGAGCCTTGATAAGAAGACCATGGGCGTCAAGACCAAGGGCACCAATACGGTGAAGGCCATCGTTGTGCCCGACGGCGCATCCAATAAGGATGTCGCGTGGACTGTGGAACCGTCCGACAATTCCATCGCCACCGTCAAGGCTGATGCCGACAAGAGCGTCGGTGTCGTGACCGGCGTGAAGGCTGGCAACGCCACCGTCACCGCAACCACTTCCGACGGCTCCAAGAAGGCATCCGTCAAGGTCACCGTGACCGACTGAGAGGCCAGATGATGGCCGACACAGATGATTTCGCGAGTGTCGACGATCTTGAAGCCTCATGGCATGCGCTCACGGACGAGGAGAAGACGCGCGCGAAGAAACTCATCGCGTATGCGTCCGACCTGATCCGCTCCTATCGCAGATGGGACAAGGTCAGCAACCTCACCCGTGAGCGCATTTGCTGCGCTGCCGTTAGGCGCGCAATGGAAGCCGATTCCAATGGCGCACCATCAGGAGCCAGCAGCATGAGCGAGACCGCCGGACCATTCCAAGCCACCTACAGCTTCCAGAACCCCACCGGCGACCTCCGATTGTGGCCGAGCGAGGAGAAGGAGCTTGGCGGAAGGCGACGCCTCCTCGCGGGAGCCCTCGACATGAGCACCGGAAAGGTGGTGGCACCATGATCCACGGTGAAACCGTCAAGGTGCTCCGTCCAAGCATCGCCGGAATGGATGCCTACAACACTCCAATCCGCAAATGGTCCGAGGAATCGGTAGGCAACGTGCTGGTCGGCTCGCCGACACAGGACAATGTCGCCACAAGCGTCAATCCGGAAGGATTGCTCGTCTCCATGTCGCTCTACTTCCCACGCTCCTATCAAGGAACGCTCCGGGATTGCAAGGTGATCGTCAGGGGAATCGAATATCGAGTGATTGGCGATCCTGTCGCGCTCGATGGCGGATTGACACCAACTTCCTGGAACATGCAGGTCAACGTCTGCCGCGATGACGGGAGGTGACCATGAAGGGATTCAAGGTCGACAAGGAATGGATGGAACGCAATGTCCTGTCCAACCCAACAGTCCAATCCGCTCTGAACGCGAAGGCCAGACGCATCGCTCCGATCGTGAAGCGCATCGTCCTCAAGGAAGGCGACCGTTATTATGCCGAATCGGTGCGCGTCATGCAGGGACGACGTCCTGGAACGAAATCGCCGACGCATCTGCGCAGACCATATGCCCGAGTCATCATCGGTGACGAGCATGCGGACGCCAAGGAATACGGCGACGGACGGATCTATCCGAAGAAGGGATACCTTCGCCGCGCCATAGCCGAGGCAGGTGGCTGATTATGGCGATTCCGCTTCGCGGCTCATGGCCGCAACCGATGCCGATCATCATCCAATGGCTGCAAGACAAGGCGGGGATCAAGGCTTCGGCGGAAGTGCCGGAGAATCTGCGTGCAAACCTTCCGGCCGTCATCGTCTCTCCGGCGCCGGGTGGCACGACCGCCGATGGATTCACGCGCGGCAGAGCCGTCGACATCGACATCTTCGCCGCTGATTGGACTTCCATGGACGCGACCATAAGAAAGGTCGAAACCGCTCTCTCTCAGCTGCAGGGCGATGGAAACCGATATGGCTACGTCGACTCCTCAACGCTCACCTCATTTTCCGAAGTGAGTCATTCAATGCCTGACGTGCGCCGTTGCACGGCGACGATCACGCTCAACACCAGACCACAATGATTTTTCAATTAAGGAGGAAATGATGGCTGCCATCACCGATGTGCCAAGCATTCTCAATGACAATAACGGAAACGTGCGAAAGTGGGGCACTCAGCTGCTCGCTATCGCCGACTATTCGACCGCGATGCCGGATCCTTTCTTCGACACCGCAACCAACAAACCGAATCAGCTGCCCGAGGGTTTCAAGGTGATGGGCTACATCAGCACTGATGGCGCGAAGATGAGTCGCGGCATCGAGTCCGCCGACACCAGTGCGGTGCAGGATCTGGAGCCGGTGCGTTCCGACATCACCGGACGTACCCGCACCCTGCAGCTCACCTTCCTGGAAATGAACGCATGGGTCAAGGCCTTGGCCCACGGCCTGCCCGTCTCCCAGTGGCCGGCAAACAAGGATGAGGGCTTCGAATTCACCGATGAAAAAACCACGGAATTCCCGTACTACCGCCTGATCTGGATCGGTCAGGACGGTGTGGGCGACGCGGCACATTACCGCATCGAGGCCGGGTATCGCGTCAAGGTCACCAATCAGGGCGACAACACCAAGAACCGCTCCGACGCCGAGGGTGAGGACCAGACCTTCACCTTCTTCCAGGATCCGAAGACCGGCAAGGTGTTCTACGAGGGCGAGAAGATCGCCAAGGCCGGTGCCGCGCTTCGTGCTGATGTCTCCCAGTCGCAGCCGGTGTCCGATCAGGCAGCGTCCTCCGAGTCACAGCCGGTCGTCGACTGACATTGATTCTTCCCGCACCGGGCTTTTGATTCCTTTCACCGGTGCGGGATTTTCCCTTCTTCTCTCGCCGAAAGGAACACTGATTTTTTTGAAAGGATTGAACAATGACCGACAACAAGAAGCGTAAGGTCCGCAGCCTCAAGGCCGTGAAGGCGAAGTATCTTGAATCCCACCCGAAGATTCGGGAGTGGATCGAGTTCACCATCGACGACGAGCCGGATGCGAAGGAATTCCGCATCCACGCTCCAATTTTCCAGTCGAATGAGGAGAAGAAGGCATTCGCGAAGGCGCAGGAGTCCGACGACCAGTTCGACTTGGCGAAAGCGCTGCTCGGCGCCCAGTGGGATGATTTCATCGAGGCCGGCGGACAGATCAGCCTGCTTTTCCTCCTGCTCGACGACGCGGCCGATGAAGTGCATGAGACGGACAGCGAGGGAAACCCTACAACGCTTTAGAGCTCCTTGACGGCGATGGTCACGCGGAGGAATTGGAGGCCGCGTTATGCGCGGTCTACGCGCCGCGTGACCCCATCCAAGAGTTCTGGCAACGCAAGATCAGTCTCCGCGCATTGCATGCGCTGATAATCCACATGCCGCCGGACAACGTCTTCTTTCGTGCTTTGGCTGGTGATGGCTGGAGTGAGTCGGAATGGCTGTTGCACGATTTGGGCGACATGCTCCGTGACATCCAGCTAACCATCACCCAGTGCGCTCCATTTGTGGAGCATCCCCTTGAAGAGGATGACATCAGGCCTCGCACCAAGCCTCCGGCTGTCGTGGTTGCTGAGTCCAAACGCGAACAGTCGTCTGTCGACAGCAAGGCCTTACACGCGCAGGAGCGGAGCGAGCTCATGGCGCTTGTCACGGGCGATCAATCGAAAAACTGAACAGTGAGGTGGTCTCATGGCCGGCACAGCCGCATGGATCGATGTGCTCCCGAATCTGAGCGCTTTCGGCACGAAGCTCAACAGCGGTGTGACGGCCGCGGCCACCTCCGCAGGACGGAATGCCGGCAAGAAATTCTCCGACGCCATGAATCAGGCCGCTGGCCGTGACGTGCTGTCAGAGCAGGTCAAGAGCCTGCAGCAGGCTGAGAAGAAGGCCGCGCAGGCGGTCAGCCAGTGCACGTCGCAGATCGCAAAAGCGCGCGACGAGCAGAAAAGCGCCGACCTGCGCGTACAGGCCGCCGAAGTCAAACTGCAGGAAACCATCGTCAAAAGCGGACAATCCTCCTCACAGGCCATCAACGCCCAAGCACGACTCAACGACGCAAGGAGCAAGGCGAGGCAGAAGACCGAAGCCGTCACATCGGCTGAGGAACAACTCAAAGCCGCCAGCGAAGGCCTGAAAGAGACTCAGACGCAGCTCCACGACGCTCAGACGAATCTGAACGCGAGCACTTCCAAGCAGTCGGGATTTTTCGCGTCCGCCGCGGCATCGGCGCGCAATGCCATCAATTCCTTCCGTAGCATGCAATCAAGCGTCACTACCACTGCCGCAAGGGGAGTCGGAGATTCCGAACGCTTCTTCACCGCGTGGGGAGCCGCGAAGTTCGGAGCCATCAGCGGGTTCGCGCAGTCGGCATTCAGCAAAGTCTCAAACATCATCACCAGCAATGTGGAAGGCGCCATTAAACGCGCCGACACGATGAACAATTTCCCCAAAGTCATGAAGAATTTGGGGTACGACTCGAATGACGCTGCCGCAGCCATCAAACGCATCAGCGCCAGCATCGACGGCCTGCCGACCACCACATCAAGCATGATCGGCATGGTCCAGCAGCTTGCTCCGTTGACCAAGAATCTGGACGAGGCCACCAGCATCGCATTGGCGTTCAACAATGCCGTCCTGGCCGGCGGCAAAGACACAGTGCTGCAGGCCAACGCCATCGAACAGTACAACCAGATGTTAAGCGCGAACAAGGTCGATGCCGCCGCATGGCGAAGTGTCGTCAATGCAATGCCTGGCCAGATGAACCAATTGGCCAAGAGCATCCTTGGCGCAAACGCGAAGCAGAACGACCTATATGAGGCGATGAAGGGTGGCAAGGTCACCTTCGAGGACTTCAATAAGGCGCTCGTCAAGCTCAATAAGGACGGCTACGGGCCGTACGCATCATTTACGACGCAGGCAAAAGACGCCACACATGGCATCGGCACTGCGATGGAGAACGCGAAAAACCGCGTCCAGAAGGCCATCGAGAAGATTATCGAGGCGTTCGGTGTCGACCGCATCAGCGGCGTCATTAACAGCTTTACGGCGAAATTCGGAGATGTCGGCTCGGCTGTGGCCAAGGCGGTCTCCGGATCATTGGAATTCGTCGAGACCGGCAAAGTCAACGAAAAATTGGCTGAATCTTTCCACATCGACAAGAAGTCGTATGCGGGCATCGAAGACGCTTACCAGCGGATTCGGTGGGGGTATAAAGGTCTCACCGATTTCATCAAGACCGGTGAATTCTCGTACGAGTTCAACCGTGCCTTCGAGAACGCAGACCGCCAGACACTCATCGACTTCAAAGACAGCCTCCTCGGCATCCGCGACTCCGCCAGCGAGGTGCTGAAGAACCTTCCCGGATTGGGTGAATTTTTCAACACCCCGGCGGATGGCGACAAGTCGAACTTGAACAAGGCCTTGAAAGCCGCCAATGTGGCGCTTGCGGGCCTGAAGCCACTGCTCGACCTGCTCGCATCAATCGAGAAGGCGTGGAACGGTCTGTCCGCTGACCAGCAGGGCACCATCTTCGATACGGCCATCTACCTGTGGTTAGGTAGTAAAGGATTCAAGATACTGAAGAACATCTTCGGTGTCGCCAAGGATATCGGCAAAGGCTTCGGCATCGCCGGAAAAGGCATCAAGACCGCTGGCAACGCGCTGAAATCGTTCGGCAAGTTCCTCGGCGGGCTGAAGGCTCCGAAATGGCTGTCCAGCTTGTTCGCGAAGGCTCCAAAGGTTGCCGGATTGGATAAAGTGCCAGCTTTCGCCAAACTCACCGGCGGCACTCTTGGTGGCGTCGCGGCTGGAGCGGCTGTCTACGGTGCCGCCACGAAGATTCTGATCGACGGTCTGCCGAAATGGGTTTGGAAAGGCCTGCAGGGTGTCCAAGGCAAGGACACATCCGACAAAGCCTACAAGGCGTACCAGAAATGGTATGCGGAAAACAATTCGATCAAAAACCCCGGAAAATTCACAGAATGGATGAAAGGGAAACTGGCCGGAGCGAAGGAACAGGCATTCGCCGGCAACACCGGTTCGGCTCAAGCCACAATGAGCTCCGGCCAACGCGATGCTGGAGTCAAGGCCTGGAACGGCATCAAAGGATCGTTCTCCGAAGCAGGACAGGCGCAGGTCGACAATACAGCCGCACAGGTCAAAGCCCAGCAGGACACTCTGGCCGGCATCAAGAAGGCATGGGGTGACGCCGGCGATTGGATCAACACCAATTGGTGCGACCTGATGGTCAAGATTCAATCGAAGTTCAACGGCGCGGCCCAGTGGGTCGAGGACCGTTGGAACGGTGTCAAGGACTGGTTCGGGACCACAGGTCAGAAGATAGGTGACTTCTTCTCTGGCGTCCCATCGGCGATTGGTGGATGGTTTGATTCGGCGGGCCAGTGGGTTGAGGCCAAATGGCAGGGCATCTGCGACTGGTTCTCAGGTGTTGGATCCTCAATCGGAGGTTTCTTCTCGGGTATTCCGGCCGCTGTCGGCGGTTTCTTTGACTCCGCTGGCCAATGGGTGCAATCCAAGTGGCAGGTGGTATGTGACTGGTTTGCCGGTATTCCCGGTTCCATCACCGGCTTCTTCCAGGGGATTCCGGGCACTTTCCAGTCGATTTTCCAGACGGCCAAAGACCGGATAACCGGCGTCTTCAGCTCGGTCGGCACGTGGTTCGACAACAACGTGAAGATTCCTATCTCCAATGCCGTCAATGCCATCGGCCAGACCTTCCAGTCCACCAAGGATTGGATTAAACGAAGCTGGGATCAGGTCAAGGAGGCCGCAAGGGCTCCGGTGGCCTTCGTCGTCAACACGGTGTACACGAACGGCATCAAGAAGGTATGGGATTCGGTGGCCGGCGCCGTCGGCCTGAAACTCTCCCTTCCGACGGTGAAGTTCGCAACCGGCGGCACCGTCGGCGGCATCAACCCCGGTTACGCTCCCGGTGTCGATTCGATCCCGGCGATAACCTCGCCGGGCGAGGCGTGGATGGTGCCGGAATGGACTAAGGCCGTCGGCGCGGAGAACGTCTACCGCTGGAACGCTTTGGCTCGCCACCATGGCGTGCAGGCCGTCCGTGAGGATATGGGTCTTGATGGCGTCCAACGCTTCGCCAAAGGTGGCATTGCCTCCAAGATTGGCAAGGCTGCCGGCAAGGCGGTGTCCGGAGCGAAGAAATTCATCGAGGATTTGTCCCAGACAGCTCAGGCCTTTGTGAAGAATCCTGTGGATTGGGTCACGTCGAAGATTCTCACGCCTGTGAAATCGCAGGTGGCGGGAATCAGCGGTGGCCAGTTCGGCCAGATGGTCGGCAGACTGCCGGTGAGTGCCGCTACGGCGCTTGTCGACAAGGTCAAGTCGATGGCGTCCGACCTGGCATCCAAGTGGACCAGCAAATCCGAGGCGGGCCAATATCATGGTTCGGTCGGTGGCGGCGTGGAACGCTGGAGGAGCCTAGTCCTGCAGGTGCTCAAGGAATTGGGCCAGCCAGCAAGCTGGGCCGACACCGTGCTACGCCGAATGAATCAGGAGTCCGGCGGCAATCCTAACGCCATCAACAACTGGGATTCCAACGCCAAAGCGGGTATGCCGTCGCAGGGCCTGATGCAGACCATTCCTGGCACATTCAATGCCTATGCGGGGCCGTACCGCTCGCGTGGCATCACCGACCCGCTCGCCAACATCTATGCCGGCTGCAATTACGCGATCCATCGGTATGGGTCGTTGGCTGGAATGAATCGTGCGGGCGGCTACGCGCTCGGCGGCATCGTCGGAGACGATAGGCCGACCCTGTACGATCGCGGCGGCATCCTGCCACCCGGACGGCACCTCGTGGCCAACGAGACCAAGCAGCCCGAACTCGTGTTGACGCGAGAGCAGATCGTCAAGATCTTCGGCGCTGACGTCAAAGATAAGGGCGATCGGACCGTGAACCTCAACGTCAACATCCCCGAACGCTCGGATCCATGGGCTGATGCGAGCATCCTCGTGCGCACCGCGCGACACCAATTGCGATAAAAGGAGGCCGATGTGGCTTATTTTGCGGAATTGTCGGCCTCCGGCTTGGAGCCGGTGCGCTTCGAAGGCTCTGGTGATCTTGATTGCCTGTGCATCGCGAAGGGCGGCATCGAGGGCTGGTGGTCGACTCCCGCCGCGAAAGTCAATGTGACGGCGCGCGGGCAGGGTGACGGTGGACATGACGTGAGCGAGGATGACATCTCCTACGCCAGCCGCACCGTCACTCTGCATTGGAATGCCAACGCCTCCAGTCGTGACGCGCTGCTCGCTTTGACGGACAGTGTGCGCAGGCTCGTGCATCGTCAGGTCAGGATGCGCGTGGTCGACGGCACCGAGGATACCTGCTGCAGTGGCGGATATATGGTGCTTACCCAGCAGCCTGACTATCGGTCCGGCAGCATCGCCGATTCGACCATCACCATCGTTTTCGAGCGTCCGGAACGCTTGTCATCGACCCCTCAGCGCTATCAGCTGTTGCCGTCGATTGAATCGGACCACGTTGGCCTTTCCTACGGCGATTCCGGCAAGGGCTTGGCCTATCCGCTGTCCTATGGAAAAGCGGCCGTGGATGCGCGTAACGTGTGTACGCTCACAAACAATGGCAGCTCCCGCGCGTATCCCGTTTTCACCGTGCAGGGCCCTTGGCCTAATGGCGTGCAGCTCACATTTCCGGGATTGGATATGAGTCTGGATTATGCGCAGGCGGTCGGCAACGTGCCGCTCGTCCTTGATTCGAGGAGTCGCACGGCGAGCATCGGTGGATTGGACGTGAGCAGGAATCTTCGCCAGCGTGGTTTTCCGACCGTCCAGCCGGGCGGCTCGCTGGCCGTGAACCTGCAATCCATCGGCAATGGGTATGTGAGCGTCGAATGCCATGACACCTACATGTGATTTAAGGAGAGATTATGACCACCGCTTTGGGCATCGCCCCGGATAGTACAGGCAAGGGAGTGGACCCGCTGACACATCGTCAGGTCATCAAAGCGCATTGGGAGAACACCGGCATCATCTGCGGACTGGATGTTAGCGGCCGCAGCGACCTGCGGTATGACGTCGCGCAGGGTGTGGCCGTCTGCTCCCGTGGCAATGCGGACGGATATACGGAGGCTTATTGGGGTGGCGGTCAGTCACCCGCCGTGGGTGCTGGAGACCCGTCGAATCCACGCATCGACGTCATCTGGCTCAAGGCCAATGACATCAGCCAAGGCGACTCGAACAATTCCGTCGTCTCCGGTGTGACGCAGGGCACGCCATCAGCGAATCCCGTCGCCCCGTCCCTGCCTGCCGGATGCACGCGGCTGATGAGCATGAGGATGCCCGCCGGTGCCTCGTCCACTCAATCGGCCACGCCGGTGGACACGCAGGATTACGCCATACCGCATGGCGCGAGTCTTGGCGTGCTCGCGCGAATCGCCGAGAACAAGGACCTTCAAGCCTCGTCCAATCCCGCGTATACGGCTCCTTTCCTGCTCGGCACTTTCAAGATGCCGACCGACCGCAACCTGCTGCTGGCCGTGTATGCCTGTGTCTCCACTGCGAAGAAGGACGGGTCCAAGGGCGTCGCCACGGTGCGTTTCGTCATCGACGGGAAACTGTACACCACGCGCAAAATTGAATACACGGATTCGTGGAAAACGCATGAGTGCACGTGCTCACTCCAGCTTGCGAAAGGCTCGCACACCATCGGCGTCGCGATGTTCAACGAGCAGGGGGCGGGCTACGTCACCCATTACGGGGCCAAGGACAATGGCGACACGTATGTCGGTCGCGTGCTTGTGGTCAAGGACGAGGGGGTCGCGCGGTGACGTGGACCGCCTGCATCTGCGATACGATGACCGGTCAGCTCGCCCAGCAGATCGATATCCCAAGCTTCACATGGTCGATGACCGTCAGCGACTCGTCTTTCTCCACGACGAAGAGCAAGGATGTGGGCGAGGACGAGGTGTCCGGCCTCCAATTGCCCTGGTCGCAGATTCCCGGTTCGACGCCCACCGCCCGCGCGGATGCGCTGATGTGCGGGAAGCGTGGCCTCGTGCTCTTCTGGCACAGCTCGATGGATGATGACGCCTCGTTGGGCACGCCGATATTGGGTGGTGTGTTCGGCGTCCGGTCCAGCACGCCGAATGACGTGAGCATCCCGTTGGACAGTCTCATGACAGTGCTCGGCGACCGAATCCTCACGCACGAGGGCGGGTTCGGCGCCAACCAGGCGCACACGGCACCCGGCGGATTCGCGTGGCAGGGATTGTCCCTGCGCGCCATCGCCTGCGAGGTCATCCGCCAATGCACTTCGCTCAAACCGGGCGGCGAGCTACCCATCGACCTCCCTTGGCTCGGCGAGAAGGGTAATCATCAGCGGATGGATTATCAGGATTGGGATGTGCAGAATCAGTCGGGCAAGCAGATCCTGTCCAAGCTGGCCAACGTGATCGGCGGGCCGGACATGCAGTTCCGACCCTACTTGTCGGATTCGCAGCATGTGAGGTATCGCTTCGAAGCGGGGTCGGATGGTGACGTCTATCTCGGCCAGAAGACCGTGCACTCTTTGTCCTATCATCCGCTCGGTGGCACCATTGAGGATCTCAAGGTCGATAGGATGGCGCCCACGCAGCGTTTTTACGCCACGGGCGCGGGCAGTGACAAAGCGACCCTGTGCTGTCTGGCCGAGGACCTGACACTATGCCGCCGCAGCGACCCATGGCCATTGCGCGAGGGGACCTATTCGGATTCGGACGCGAAGAATTGGGACGTCTTGAAATCGCACGCGCAGGCCAAGCTCGCGGCCAATTCCAAGCCCCTCATGCAATTGCGCGGCACCATCAACGCGAACGACGTGGACGCTTCCGGCATGCCGTTGCATGCGCTCGGCACCTTCTGGCCCGGCGAAATCTTTGAAATTTCCATCACTGGCTATCCCGACCTTCCGGACGGATTGTACCGTCAGCGGCTCATGAAGATGAGCGGCGACCAGACGGGCAAGGTCACACTCTTGTTTGATATCTGCGAGGACCCCTGCACCTGACGCATGGGTCCTCTCTATTTTGGAGGTTATGACTCATGGCATCGCATGGCGAGATCAATCCAAGCGACATCGACCTGCTGCTCGGCACGAGCCTCAACGCTTTGGAGATCGCGAACGGCCTGCTCACCCGCAGGAGCGGCGACGTGTGGATCGACACGGGCGACGGCAAGGGCGTCCTCGCCGGTGCCGGCGCGGCCGACGGCATCAACAGGGTCGACGAGGACGGCAACCAGTCGCCGCTCGTGGACACGAGCGGAATCGACAAGGCCGCGCGGGACGCGCAGAAAGCCGCCGATGACGCCGCCGCCAAAGCCGACAAGGCGCGCTCTGATCTGCAGGCCGAGGTGGACGCGAACAAGAAGGCCACCGACACGGCGATTGCGGCCGTGGATGCGAAGGCCGACAAGGCGCAGTCTGATCTGGAATCGCAGACGACGGCGCTCAAGGAGGGCATCGCTAAGGTGGACGCGAAGACGGATCAGATCAAGGCCGACGGTGACAAGCTCTCGCAGAGGGTGGATGCCGGCAAGGCCGAGCTCGACAAGAGCGTGGGCGATCTGGACGCGCGCGTGTCAGGCCTGTCCGGCAAAGGCGATCAACTGGCCGGTCGGATCACAGACATCAAGGGCACCGTCGATGGACAGCAGACGCAGCTCAAGGAATTCGACCAGCGGCTGACCGGCGAGATCACCCGTAGCGACACGACGGTCAAAAGCATGACCGAATTGAAACAGACCGTGACCGGCATCTCGTCCACCGTCTCGCAGACCGCGAAGACCGCGTCAGACGCGTTGAGCAAGGCGTCGCGGGTGGAGCAGACCGCGGACGGCATCAGAACCACGCTGAGCGAGGACTACACGAGCACGAAGGACATGGAACTGAAGTATTCCACGAAGACCGAGCTCGAGCAGACCGCCGACGGCCTGCGCTCGTCCATCACGTCCGTGAAAAGCACGGCGGAAGGGGCGGTGAAGAAAGCCAACAGCGCCCAGGAGACCGCCGACGGCGTGAAACGCACGCTCACGTCCGACTACACGAGCGCGAAGGACGCGGATCTGAAGTATTCCACGAAGGCCGAATTGGAGGCCACGAGCGAATCATTGTCCTCCTCGCTGTCCTCGGTCAGACGGACCGCCGATGGTGCCGTGACCGCCGCTTCCAAGGCCCAGCAGACCGCCGACGGCGTGAGTCTGGACCTGTCGAAGAACTATCAGTCCAAGGCGCAGGCCGACGCCACGTATGCGACCCGGACGAGCCTGAAGGCCACTTCGGACTCTTTGAGCGCTAGTATTTCGTCGACCGCGAAGACCGCCCAGAGCGCGGTGGACAAGGCCACCAGTCTCGAAGCGAATCTGAACGGGTTCAAAACGACCGTCAGCCAGACGTACACCACCAAGAACGATCTCGACAAGCTGTCTGTCGGCGGGACGAATCTGATAAAGGGGACTTCCGGCAATTGGTCCGATTGGATTGTGATAACACCGAATGCCTCAAACTTCTACAAGGTCCTTGCCACCGTCGACACTCCCGATGGCCTTGCGGAAGGCGTGGACTACACCACTCAGCTCGACATCGAATTTGCGGATGTCGCAAGCACTGGCGGGCATACCGCATTAGCCCTTACACAGGGTACTGTGGATGGATCGTTTAGTCACGTGTTCAACGTGTTCGCCGATTCGCTCCTGACCCGGCAGACACCTGTGAATGCCGTCTATCATCTGTCCCGGACGAACAAAGCTCAAAAATCGAATACCGCAAACCGAAAGTTTCAGCTCGGCATCCGATGCGACTGGTTTGCGTCCGGAAAGTTCAGGTGGCGGCGGATCAAGGCCGAGAAGGGATCCAAGGCCACGGATTGGAGTCCCGCACCGGAAGACCTCCAGCCCGCTGGCGATTATTCGACCAAGTCGGAATTGACGCAGACCGCGGATTCCATCAAGACGCAGGTGGCCGAGGTGTCGAAGACCGCTTCCGGAGCGATGAGCAAGGCCACCACGGTGGAACAGACCGCCAACGGCCTGTCCACCAGGATCACCGCCCAAGGCAAGACGCTGGATGCCACGACAAAGACCGCGAACGAGGCCAAGTCGACCGCTGACAGTAACAAGCAGACCATTTCACAGGTCAAAACAACCGCCGACGGAGCCGTGAGCCGCGTGAGCTCGCTCGAACAGAACCTCGACGGTTTCGAATCCACTGTCGCCAAGACCTACCAGCCCAAGGACGGCATGTCGGCTTACGCCACCACCAGTGCGCTGAAACAGACTTCCGACAGCATCACCGCCCAGGTGGCCGAGGTGTCGAAGACCGCTTCCGGAGCGATGAGCAAGGCCACCACGGTGGAACAGACCGCCAACGGTCTTTCGACCAAGATCACCGAACAGGCCAAGACCCTCGATGCGACTGTCAAGACCGCTAACGAGGCGAAGAGTACTGCCGACTCGAACAAGCAGACCATCTCACAGGTCGCATCTACCGCTGACGGCGCTGTAAGCCGCGTAAGCTCTCTGGAACAGAATCTTAACGGTTTCAAGACCACTGTAAGCCAGACCTATGGCCGTGGTTCGAACCTGTGGGTCAATCCGACGTTCGACCCGGACAAGCCACAGATCACTTCTCTGGTGGATAACGTAACTGCGCCGAATGGGAGCGGAGTGAACCTACTCGCAAGCCGTGACCATTCCAATTCCGCCACCAGTTTTCCTGTGGTACCGGGCCACACATATGTGATCACCGCTCATGCCAAGAAGATCAAGGGCGACATATCACTAAATGCTGGTATCTGGTACACCAAACAGACCAGCGGATACGCCTGGGACAACATGGTACATACGGAATCGACGTCAAACCTGAGTGACGGATGGATGTCCGCGACATGGCGTTTCACCTGTCCGAACGGCAAATCCAGAGGATGCGTATACTTCCAGATCGACCAGTGGCATGATAGCCTAACGACTCAGTGGTATGTGGCAAACGTCGCATGCGTCGACGTCACCGGCCTTCAACCAGCAGGAGATTACGCCACTAAATCCTATGTCAATCAGAATGCCAAAACCATTGCACTTGGTGTTGTCGAGAACTATAAAGGTTCCGATGGTTCCGGTCTAGCCACGAAATCCGATATCACCGCGAGCAATAAGAGCATCACGAGCACCGTCGCAAGCACTTACGCCACCAAAACCGGCGTCACGCAGGAGATCGGCTCCAAGATCACGCAGAACAACAATTCGTGGGAAGCCAAGTTCTACAGCAAAACCGAGACCGATTCGAAGGTCTCCGCCGTGGCGAAGACGTCCATGACGGGAGTGCGCGTCGAATACGCGTTGTCCACGAGCAGCACGACCGCGCCCACGTCCGGATGGAGCACGACCGCACCGGCATGGCAGTCGGGCAGATACATGTGGCAGCGGACCGTCACCACACTGGGCGACGGCACATCCAAAACGACCGCGGCAACATGCATCACCGGTGCGACCGGTCAGACGGGACCGAAAGGCGCGACCGGCGCCACGGGAGCGGACGGCAAGCGGGGACAGACTGGAGCGACGGGCAATGGTGCTAAGAGCATCACGCCCGAATACTACCTGTCCACCAGCGCGACCACCCAGACGGGCGGCTCGTGGAGCCCGAACATGACATGGTCGAGCGGCAAATACCTATGGACCAGATCCAAATGCGTGTGGACCAACGGCACGACCACCACCACGACACCGGTATTGGCCGACGCGCTCAACAACGCCAACACCACCGCCAGCCAGGCGGCAAGCAAGGCGCAGAACGCGCAGGACAGGGTCGCCGCGTTGGAACCATGCATCCAGATGACGTCGGACGGCGTGCGGGTCGGCAAGAAAACGAACGGCGTTTTCACCGGCCCATCCGCTTTGGTCGGCACCGACGGCGTCTTCCACGTCAAGAACAGGAACCCGGCCAACCAGATAGTGGACGTCGTGCAGGTCGGACAGGACAAGCTGATAATCAAGTCGAAGACCGCACGAAGCTCCGCCGATTTCCTGGACCGTTTCATCATGGGCCCCTTTGGCGATGACCATTTCGCGATCAGGATGGAGCCGGCGCTGGCCGGTGACGGGTCCACCTCGTCCGAGCCGGAACAAGTGTGGCAGACCGGATGGCAGAACATCGCTCCCGGCAAGGGATGCAGTGTGGCCGGCCTCGCGCAATACGGGTATCGCGGCGGCTGCCTGCGGTTCCGCGGACGCGTCAAGACCACGATCGACGGCGACAACAGCCTCTTCGAGAATCCCGACGTCCTCAGACTGTGGACGTCGAGCCTGAACAGGAACTTCCTGCTGCCCGCCTACCGGAACAACACGCTCGGCTGGACCAACACGTACATTCCGGCCGGCAGCAGGCAGGTGAGGATCCACGGCGTCTGGGACTGGGTGTCGCTCGACCAATTGAGCATCGCCCAATGATCCAAAACCACCATAAACCAACCAAGGAGGACGATATGTCTGACGAAAACAATGAACCCACCGGGACCACGGCGAACGTGGAGGACGGCATCCTCGACCTGCGGCCGCCGAAAGGCAGCCTCATCCGCCAACTGCTGCGCTTGGGCCTGACGTTCGACCACAAGGACGCGGACGGTGAGACATGGTGCGACTATTCGCGTGGTGTCACCGCCACCTTCACGGACCGGCAGGCCACCGAGGCCACCATCGCGGACATGGACACCAAGGACAGCGTGACCATCGCCGCCACACAGCTCGCACAAGTCACCGAAATCAAGACATGGCGCAGTGACGGAGCCGAGGACTGATGCCACCACTCGACCTCTTCTCAAGCCAGGAATTCTGGACGGCGGTGATCGTCGCACTGGTCGGCGGCGGAGGAGTCGGAGCCATCATCGGCGCCATCTCCAGCCGTCGCAAGGACACTGCGCAGATAGCCGCCCAAGCCTGCGACATTCTGACCGATTCAGTCATCAAGCCTTTGCGCGAGCAGGTCGAATCGCAGGAGGAGCAGATGCAGCATCTGGAATCGCAGCAGCGGAAGTATTTCACGCTCACGGCCTACACCCGCGACCTTTTCCATTGGCTTGGCTTGTTCTGCGAGATCATCGAGCCGGAATTCCTCAAACGTCATCCGAAGCCGCACCTGCCCGACGAGCTGCGCGCCGACGTGGCGCCCGAAACATTGGAGGCCTGAGTGACGCATGCCCTGATTTCGCTGTGCACGCTCATTGTCCTACTGGCGGTCATCTCACGACAATAACCATTCCAAGGCCATCTCTTCGGAGGTGGCCTCCCTTATTAAGGAGGCAAAATATGACGGAACACGCCACTAAAAACACCACCACCAATCTGCCCGGTCTGACAGCCGAGCGTGTCAAGGCCGGAGTGACTATTATCGTCACCCTCTACGCCTTGGCCAACGCGGGCCTGTCCTTGGCCGGCATCAATCCGCTGCCATTCACGGACGAGCAGGTGAGCGCTTCGGTTTTCGGCGTCATCGGCATCGCGGGCACGATCTACGGCTGGTGGAAGAACCAGAACATCACATCCGCCTCGCTCGCTGGCCAGCAGCTCGTCGACGCCCTGAAGAAGGAAGGCGTGGTCAACGGCATCAGCGCCGCGAAGAGCGCCGCGTTGAGCGCGGCGG